GCCATAGAAAAACAAGCAAAAAATAAAAATAATCGAATTTCTGTACTCGAATCCAATGTAAATCTCGCGAAACAGCGTCTCAATGTGAAGAACGCTGACCTATTAAAAAAGATAGAACAAATCAAACAAACGCAATCTAATGTCGCGAGACTTCAAAGAGACTTAAATAGTGAAAAGGCGACATCTGCCGAGAAGAATAAAATTAAGAATCAACTCGAAGCTGAAACGGCGAGATTGATGAGAGAAAAAGAAATGCTCGAAGGTAGTCGCGTCGCGTTAATTCAACAAAGAAACCAGTTCAAGAAACAATTGAACATGGCTGAAGGTGGTAGAATCGCTCTCATGAACAGATTGAGACAACTTCAAAGTGCCAAGAACATATCTAACAAACAAAGAAATGTATTCAGAGAACAATTGCGAAAGGTTCAAGCTCAACGTAGAAATTTAAGAGGTGGAATGTCCGCTAATCAGGCACAGTATGCGACCACACGATCCCAATTGGAAGCTACACAAAAAAATCTAGCTGCCGCTCGACTCAACGAACAACGTGCGAAGCAGAGAATCATAGAAGCCTCTAGACTCACAAGAAACCGAGCATCAAACACCCAAAACTTTAACGCAACCAAAGCGTTCCAAAATATGGGGAACAAACTCACCACAAATAAGAACGCGTGGAAACGTGGTGTACGCGGTCGTTGGCAAAATGTAGCTAGACCTGGTGCGGCGTATCTCAAAAACGAAGAAAATCTTCGTGTCGCTAAAAATACCCTACGCGCACTCATAAACTCAAAAAGACCCAATGGTAATTACACCATAGGTGGTCCATTTGGACAGAAAAGAAGACAGTTGAAATCGGAATTGGAACGTGTGTTAAATATGACACAACTCAGGGAAATCAGAAAAAAGATCGCCGCGGCTAAAAACATAAAAAATACTGAAGTCGCTCAAAAAAGAATGAATAAAACTTTGAGTATGGTTGGTTCGTCGACCAACAATTTTAAATTTGGTAATAGTTCTCAACCAATCGTGACCAGGGGTCAACTACTCACAAAAAACAACAGAAATAACACAAAGAAAACTATAAATTCACTCTTTCGTATAGGAAATAAAACAAAGCTTCAACTCAAACGAAGAATAAACATGGGTGAAAATCCAAAAGATGTTCTTAGAAATGCAATGTCAAAAAATCGAAAAGCGGGTGGTCCGGCGGCGGCAGCTCGTATTAGAGCACAGGCTTATGCCAGTTAATTTTCTAAACCATAGTATATGTCCACCTACGCCCAAGAAAAATGTGAATTCATTTACCGTGTCTCCTCCTTAGAAAAGGTCGTCGATGGAGACACGATAGATGTTACCATAGATCTCGGTTTCGATGTCTGCACCAAGCAACGCGTCCGTTTGCTCGGCATCGATACCCCAGAGTCTCGAACACGTGATGAAGAAGAAAAGGTTTTCGGGCTCCTCTCCAAGAAAAAACTCAAGGAGTGGTGTCTCAAAGCCGTAGAATCTGAGAAGGATGATATAGAGATCGAACTCAGATGCCCGGAAAAGGATTCGCGCGGTAAATTTGGACGCATTTTAGCGGAAGTGTGGGTCGGCGAAGATGGTAATTGGACGAACGTCAATAAGTGGATGTGTGATGAAGGCTATGCCGTGCCTTACGTAGGACAAAACAAGGCGGATGTTGAAGCGCTCCACATGGCGAACCGCGAAAAGTTACGAGCTAAATATCAAATTGACGTTCCCAAATAATCGCTATCCATTTTTCACCAGATGTGACAGGTTCACCTCCGTGTAATGCATCATCTGTTATACCACCCCAGCTATCGAGTGTATCAAAGCTAAGGGCGTCACCCTTTTTCAATTTAAAAATTTTTTTCAGGTTAGGGAAAATAGTTTCGCCACCTTCATAATCATCGTTCAATGCAAATATGAATGTGTGCACTCTATTATTTTTATAATCTTCGCTTCCATCTTGGTGAGGTTTATATAATCCACCCTTTTTGTAATGGACTACCCTTAGACTCTCACAACGTTCTGGGTGTTCGGTGTATCTATTCACAATTTCAGCAATTTTGGGATCACACATTTCCAAAGTACATTCCCGTCCATCTCGTATGTAAGAATCAATACTTCTATCGATACCGAGTCCAGCCGTTTCTAGGTAAGGTAAAGCCACACGTTTTATATATTCACACTCTTCATCCGTGAGTGAATTTGGTACCACGATAGGAAATTTATATATAGGTATCATACATTTCATGTAGAAATGTATTTTTCACTTCTAACCCATAAGTTTGCGATCCATTTTTCACCAGATGTGATAGGCTCACCCCCGTGTAACGCTTTATGTGGAACTCTGCCCCAACTGTCAAGTGTATCAAAGCTGAGAATGTCACCTTTGTTTAATCTGTAACTTTTTTCAAGAAATGGAAATACTGTATCACCACCTTCATAATCATCATTCAAAATAAATATAAAAGTGTGCTTTCTCGTGTTTGGTTCTGTAGGATTTGCATCATGGTGTGGTATATAAAACCCACCTGGTGTGTACCGAACCACTTGCAATCTCTCGCATACACTGGTATCATCGACACACTTTGTGATGATACGTTTAATCACAGGATCGCCGTGGTCAAGCCATGCAGTCTCACTCTTCCGAATATCACGATCTTCGGTAAAATCATGACCTACAGTCGATGGTTTCAGTTTTTCTTTCGAGATTGTTTTGATATACTCACACTCTTCATCCGTGAGAACCCCTCGCAGGACTTCTGGCTCTTTGTATTTTGGTCTGAATAACAATACCAAAATCAAAATGGGTACAACAACCCACCACATCTATCATCTACTTAGAAATATATACCTCGGAACTTGACACGTGTATCTATTACGTATTCGTGTGATGACACGGTTTGTATATTTTGCGAGCTCGTATGCCGTGTCCATGATTTCCACCTCCTTTGTCGGTTCTATCATCCATTGACGAAGTAAATCACTACCAGTATCGATGAACATTTGATATATTTGCTGAATGTCCCGCATTTTGTCATTGTGTTTATCACGTTTCTGTAATTCACGTTTCATATCAGTTTCAGATATATGGTTCATTAAGTATGAAATTCGTAAATTAAGATTATCCGTGTGTATGTAATCATATTTATATATATTATTGTAGTCGGCAATACCCACAGCGGTGTTTAGGGACATGATGCAAGCCGGTGCAGACGCTTCTAAAAGTTCTCTATACATGGGACGACCACCACATGGAATATCACCGTGTTCTCTGCCACGCCGTTTGAATTCAAAATAATGTGGATTGTGAACGCGGCCAGTCTCCACCTTACCCGTACGCCAATCGAATGCGGTTTGGCATGTCGTGCACCACATTTGCGCACACCCGTCTATTTTGTGTATCATTGTCGCACATTTTGGACACGGTTTTGTGTCACGGTTGATGAGTCGCATCGTTTTCACCGTTTCTGGATCGCATGTATGATTATCTAAACACACTTCATTACACTGTTCACAAAATGATTGTTTACAAATTCCACATTTCCATAAATCGTCTAGAAAACCGCGACACTCATCCATGGGGCATCCGCGTACAAACTTTGTTGCCTCTTCACTCGCATCAATAGGGAGAGTTCGTAGCTTTTCGAGTTCTTTTCGCAATAAATTGTGTGCATTTTCGGCAAAAATACACATAGTGAGATACATATCGACGTATTGTCCACACGTTTCCGAGGCGTGATGATACCTTCGCCTAGATTTAATGTATAAATGTGACATGTGATCTCGGAGTGTTTGTAGCTCACGACGTTTTAATATGCGTTGTACATAAGGTTGCGTTTCGGGCATACGTATGAGTTCACGTTCAAAAAGAATTTGTTCACGATGTTTTTTGTATTCTTCATTCCTAAACCTTTTCGTGCAAAATGAATCAACAAATTCACGGTTGTGTACTTTTTTGCAACTCATGCAATGTGGGTCTTCGGATGTTGATAATAAATATGTTTGTGTACACGTTCTACACGATTCGAAATCACAGAAAGGACAACATACTTTTTTGTGATTTGTTTTATTAAAACGTTCACAGCATACACCGCACGTCATCGTGTACTCTTAGGGGATTTCTTCTTTAAACTAGATGGTTTTAATGCACTTTGAACGCGTGAGAATAAATTAACATATAACGCGGTTCCCTTATTCTTTTCCCGTTCTTTCATGAGTTCATAAAATTTGATTTCTTTGTTGAGTGTACTCTTACCTGCCTTGATGGCATTGATGGAAAGTTTCTTGAGATCTTCAACGGCTTTCTTAAAACGTGGACTGGATGCAGATTTGATATTTCGAACATCAACAAATGGGGCTGGAGACATCTTACATTGTATCAAGAAATAATTTCTACTCCCCCCACAGATAGCTAAATGACTTCGAGTGCGAAATGCGCACAAACTTGAATATCCACCACATTTAATATATATAAGGAAAAGAATACATGACAATATAAAATGAAAGATTGGACAAATGACGAAGAACTCCAGTTCATAAAGGATCTGCATACGGGTAAAGATCTCTTTCAAATTGCCAAAGACCACGATAGATCAATCGGTGAAATGAAAACTAAATTGGAAGATATTGTGAGTAATTTACATAAAAAAGGTGAAACAGACGATGCAATAAAAAAAGTATTAAACTTGGAAACGGAAGTTATTGAATATATCTTGAAAAAACAAAAAACATGCAATGCTATCGTACAACCTGAAAATACAAAGGTGACAATGCATGACATTGGTATGTTAGCTGAAACTATATACGATGTACTCGGACCTGGATTTAGTGAACGAGTGTATCATAACGCAATGGAAGTACTCCTTCGTTCTAGAAATATTCCGTACGAATCCGAACGAATTATACCTATTCCGTTCGAGGGGCATATCATAGGAAGTTTACGCGCAGATATCATCATAAATAATGAAACTGTAGTCGAATTCAAAACGATTAAAACCTTAAATGAGACGGCTGAGATACAGTGTAATAACTATCTTCGTCTGACTGGGTTGAAGACTGGGTATCTGATAAACTTTCCTCCGTTTGGGGGTCAATCTGCGGAGGTTCGGTGTATCTCGTAAATACTATAAATGGAAACATTTTAATGAGATGTTTATAAGTATCAATCATTTCATCGTAATATTTCTTAGGGTCTTTCATCTCTTCAGTGAGTATGTGATGCGCTTTGTCCGCGTAAAATGCCGCTTCTTCAATACAAAACTTTTCGTATTTGTTCATTGTAGATAAAGGGTGTCATTTCTTTAAATTGTCGGAATAAACTCCCAACGTAAGTCGTGACATATCTTTTTCCATATGACATCTTGTTGATAGAGTTTCTCTTTGCTCTTGAGTAGTGGAAAATATTGGAGATAGGAATCTTCACTCAAGAGTTCACAGAATTTATACAATACATAGCTATATGAAAGGAAATTCCTACGATTCGATGGACAGTTATCATCAAAAGGTTTCTGTATGTCTTTAAACATAATACGCAGTCGTTCTTCTAATTTTTGTGGCATATTAGGGGGTTTTACACCGCTCAATATGTTTGTGATGTATGGTACGTGCTCATAGTATTTATTCATCTTGAGTTTCTTAAGAAGACTTCTTACACGCGCATGTGTGATCTCCTCGAGTGCTTTGATTTTCAACTTTTTCAATTCATTTCTCAGTTGATCCATGACTTCCTGTGGTATGTTCGTCATCTCTTGTGCTTGAAATTGTGACAACCATTCATTAAAGTGATTTTCTCTCTTGTACGAATAATTTACAATTTTTTCAGATGTCTCCTGTTCCTCTCTGTATGTTAGTTCTTCACTTATCAGACAGGCCAAAACAGCTCCACATCCATCACAAACGAGTTCACTTGTATCAGCAAAATGAAATATATTACTATTGGTACATGTAGGACACTCGTCATGTTTTTTTATAAATTTTTTGTCAACATTTAAGTTTTCAACGTCGGCGAGATATTCATTGAATATATCCTTTCGTTTGAGACCGGATGTCACTTTACAGTTAAAGACATTATCAGTACTCACTTCACTGTCTATATCATCTGTATATCGACGCATATATGGCATACATTTAATGATATAGTCTGACATGTCTTGTTCATACACAGACCGATTCGTGGGATCGTCGTCAATCGAGTCTTTCCATGCATGTAATTTGTTGTTATATCTACTCAAAAAATTTCCCTCCATATAATTAGTTAGAATGCTACGCAATCTTTTAACCAGTGTAATAATATGGATATACGACACGTATAAAAATTTTGTGTCCATCCCAAACCATAAAATAGAACACGCATCTATGGAATATTTTACTAATAATGATAAAAAATATTCAATCAATGGCCCATTTTGGAAGAATGAAAGTGATAAATGGGATGGTCTTTTTGATGAACACTATGTCGAGTCTAAGGACATGGATTATACATCAGAGGATACACCAGAGAACGTCATAAAGACAATCATCAGAATCAAATACTGGTACAATGATAAATTGTACAAGTATTTAACATATAATACGAAACATGAGTGGCCACCTCCACAGGAAAAACACGTTGTGTTTAACATGCCGCTCACTTCCGCCTATCTCATGGATATTGATGATAAACCGGCGAAGGACGTATTAGGAAAGATTAAACGCTACGCGGGTCCGAGAGGTGATTTCCACCGAGAAAATGTAAAGATAAGTGATATGTTATATTACGATATTGATACACTAAAGACTATGTATCCCACTATAAAACTCACGAATGTTTTAGGTAAAGTGAAATCAGTAAGTACAGTACATGATTACGTTACTGATCTATTTGTTCTTTAGTCGCGAGATAAAATTTGAGGTCACCCAAATTTGCTACGTTATACTTGAGAATCAAAAATCGATTTAATTCTTCTTGCATGATTTGTACATTCGAGCACATACTCGTCGCCTTCGTAAAAATGTTCATGTACCGAAGAGAATACATACCCGAAATTAGGGGACTCTCTTCAGTACATTGAATCTCGGTTTTTTGATTCGC